CATTCTGCATTTTGCATTATGCATTTCAAAATGGAGGTATCACATATGGAAATGGAAGAAACCTTAATGGCCGGGCCTGCCATTGGGTCTGAGGAACTGAAGAAATTCATGAAGATCCTGCACCAGTACAAGACGGGCAAGGCAAACACCGACCGGCGGATCATTGCATCGGAAAACTGGTGGAAGCTGCGAAACACCGAGGAAGAGCAGAAGCACACCGAGGTGGGAAGGGACGGCGGTTTCACCAGCCGCAGCGGATGGCTCCACAATGTCATTGTCAGCAAGCATGCCGATGCCATGGAGTCCTTCCCTGCCCCCAATTTTCTGCCCCGGGAGGAAGGGGACCAGGCAGAGGCGGAGCTTCTGAAAGCCATCGTTCCCTGCATTCTGGAGCACAACCGGTTTGAGAAAACCTGGTCCGATGCCATGTGGCAGAAGATGAAGACCGGCACCGCCGCCTACAAGATCATCTGGGACAAGCATCTTTGCGGAGGTCTTGGAGATATCCGGGTGGAACGGGTGAACCTGCTGAATCTTTTCTGGCAGCCGGGCATCACCGACATCCAGGAAAGCCGTTATTTCTTTCAGACGGAAATGGTGGAAAAGGAGGTGCTGATCCGGAAGTATCCCCAGCTGAAGGACAACCTTCGCAGCACCGGTCCCTTCTCCTCCCGGTTTCTGTACGATGATCCGGTGAACACCTCCGACTATGCCACCGTCATTGAGGTTTATTACCACCTCCACCGGGGCGGCAGGGATGTGCTGCACTACTGTAAATTTGTGGGAGACCAGGTGCTCTTCGCCACGGAAAATGAGACAGAGCCCATCCTTGGCTTTGACGGCAGTGTACTGCCCTCCCTGGCTGAGGCGGGACTTTATGACCACGGACAGTATCCCTATGTGCTGGACCCTCTGTTTCCCATTGAGGGCAGTCCCTGCGGCTACGGCTATGTGGATCTGTGCCGGAATCCCCAGACGGAGATCGACCTGATGAAGACCTCCTTCGTGAAGAATGCCATGGTGGGAGCGATCCCCCGGTACTTCGTTCAGGAAAACGGCGCAGTAAAGACGGAGGATCTGCTGGATTTAAGCAAGCCCCTGGTGGCGGTCAGCGGCAGCCTGGAGGAAACCAATCTGCGCCGCATCGACCACACCTCTCTGGACGGCAACTACTTACATCTGCTGCAGCAGGATATCAACGAGCTTCGGGAGACCTCCGGCAATACCGAGACCAGTACCGGCTCCGTCAGTTCCGGTGTCACGGCGGCTTCGGCCATTGCGGCATTGCAGGAAGCCTCCGGCAAGGGAAGCCGGGACAGCACCCGGAGCGCTTACCGGGCCTTTGCCCGGATCGCAGAGCTGTGCGTGGAGCTGATCCGGCAGTTTTACAGTCTGCCCCGGCAGTTCCGGATCGCGGGACAGGGGGGAAACTGGCAGTACATCAGCTACACCAACCGGGGACTGCAGCCTCAGCAGCAGATGCTGCTGGGCCAGCCCATGGGTCTGCGCAAGCCCGTCTTTGATATCAAGATCTCTGCCCAGCGAAAAAATGCCTTCTCCACCGTCAGCCAGAACGAGCTGGCCATGCAGCTGTTCCGGCTGGGCCTTTTCGATCCCCGGCTGGCAGATCAGGCGCTGCTGTGTCTTCAGCTGATGGAGTTTGAGGGAAAGGATGCCCTGGTCCAGAAGGTGGCCCGGTCCGGTGACCTCTGGCAGAAGCTGCAGCAGTATATGCAGCTTTCTCTGGGCCTTGCCCGGCACACCGATCCTGCTCTGGCAGAGACGATCGCCGGGGAACTGGCAGCCTGGAGAGGGACAGGCGGAAAGCCTGCCGGAGCGGTGAAGCTGCTGCAGGCGGATGCGCTTACCGGCAAGGTGAAGCAGGAAGCACCCCGGGTCGCCAAAGCCCGGCAGCAGGCAGCCAATGCCTCCCAGCCTCAGGGGGAGGTAAGACGATGATCCGGATTTACCGCCCGGAGAAAACGAAAGTGACCCTGCGAGGCCACGCCGGCAGCGCAGAGCATGGCCACGATCTGATCTGCGCCGCCGTGTCCGCCCTGGTACTGACCCTGGCTTATAACGTGGCAGATTTTCCACAGCCGAAGCTTTGGCTGGATCCCGGAGATACGCAGCTGGCCTGCCCTGCTGCAGCAGAGGCTGTGCAGGCATTTGACTGCATCTGGAAAGGATTTCAGCTGCTGGCGGAGCTGTATCCGGAATACATTCAGATCGAAAATTGAACAGGAAGAATTGTTAATTTTGGTTTTTATCAGCCAATCACAATGACTACGGGTTAACTCCGGGATCCGCCGCCCCGGTTACAAAAGCGGCAGAAACCTTTTGGAGGGAATACATGATTAACCAAAACAAATGGCAGCTGCTGCAGCTTTTCTCCGGGGAAGGCACTCCCGGGGAAGGCAGTGCCTCTGCAGCTGCCGGTACGGGCGAAACCGGTGCCGACGCCGGGCACCAGCGGCTTCGGGAACTGGGTGTTCCCGAGCATAAGCTCCGGAAGCACTGCGCGAAGCAGGATCTATCCTCCGGGCCAGCGCCTGCAGTCGCGGCTCCGGAAGCTGCCCCCACCCGGATGACCTGGGAGGAGATCGTCAAGGACCCGGAATATAACGGGGAATTGCAGAAGATCATCCGCTCCCGGGTAAAGGAGGAGGGCAGGCACAAGGCCACGCTGGAGACGCTGGAACCAGCCATCCGGCATCTGGCAAAGCAGCACGGTCTGGATCCGGACAATGTGGACCATACCGCCCTGGTGAAGGCTGTCACCGGGGAATATGAGGCAAAAGCCCAGGAGCTGGGCATTCCTCAGAAGACAGCCATGGAGCTGGACCGGCAGCAGCGGCAGCTGCAGCAGGCACAGCTGCAAAACCATATCCTGCGCCTGCAGCAGCAGGAGCAGGCCTTCCGGGCCATCGTTCCCGACTTTCAGCTGGGACGGGAGCTGGCCAATCCCCTCTTTGCCCGGCTTACCTCCCCTTCCGTGGGCATGAGCCTGGAGGATGCCTTCTATGCGGTGCATCGCAGAGCCATGCAGGAGAAGTCTATGCAGGTGGCAGCGCAGCAGACCTCCCGCATGATCTCCAATGCCATCCGCAGCGGCGACCGCCGTCCCGAGGAAAGCGGCACCCAGGCGCCCTCCGTCTCCCGGTTTGATTACAAAAAAGCCACTCCGGAGCAGCGGAAGGCATTGAAGGAGGCCATCCGCCGGGCAGCGGCAGAGGGGAGAAAGATCTATCCCGGCTGATAGGGTTAAATGCAAAATGCAGAATGCAAAATTAGCACTGCATTCTGTAAGGGATGCAACATTGTAAATACCATTTCGAATCGAGAAGCCCACCTATAGGGGCTGGAGGACAGACCAGCCACCAGTCCCGCCATTGCCAGCCGGGGAATCCCGGCAGAAAGGAGCGATTTTCATGAAAATGACTGATTTTTCCCTGCTGCAGCTGTTTGCTGATGCAGGTTCTGTGGTGAGCACCACTGCAGGTTATGTAAACTCTTCCACCGGCGCGGTGACCGGCTTTGATGCCGGAAACTCCCTGTCCGGGGAAATGAAGACCTTCTACGACACCGAGCTGCTGGAAAACGCCCGAACCGAGATGTTCTACGCCCAGTTCGCCAAGAAGCAGCCCCTGCCTGCAGGCCGGGGCAACACCATCGAGTGGCGCAAGTGGAACACCTTTGACCGGGCCGCCAAGCTGCAGGAGGGTGTCATCCCCACCGGTCAGAAGTTCGGCATGTCCAGCCGCACCGGCACCATCGACCAGTACGGCACCTACGCTACCGTGTCCGATCAGCTGGAGCTTCACGCCTATGACGATGTGATCCTGGGCGCCACCGAGGAAATGGGCGCTTCCGCCGCCGAGACCCAGGAGGTGCTGATCCGGGATGCTCTGCTGGTGAACACCAATGTGCTGTACTGCGACAATGTAAATCTGGCCACCGGCGACTATGTGTCCACCCCCACCGGCTGCGGCGACATGGAGGCATCTGCCACAGTTATGGCGGCCTTCACCCCCAAGATGGTGGCAAAGGCTGTCACCAAGCTGAAGAAGGACCGGGTCCCCAAGATCGGCGGCAAGTATTATGCCGTGATCCATCCTTCCGTTGTGGAGGACCTGCGCAATCACAAGGACTGGATCGATGTCCACAAGTACATGGCCGCTGCGGAGATCTTCCAGGGTGAGATCGGCGAGCTGCACGGCTGCCGCTTCATCGAGAACGTCTTCGCCCCCGTCCTGGACGGTGATGACTACAGAAACAAGGCCGGCACTGCCACCTACGCCACCTACTTCTTCGGCAAGGATGCCTTCGGCATCATCGACCCTGAGGGCGGCGCTCTGGAGATGATCGTCAAGGACAAGTCCCAGATCGGCGGACCTCTGAACCAGTTCTCCACCATCGGCTACAAGTTCGAGACCAATGGCGCAACCATGCTGTATCCCGAGCGGGTGCTGCGGGTCATGAGCTGCTCCAGCTACTCCGCTGTGGACGAGGCAAACTAAGACACAAGGGGGCAAGGCGCAAGCCCTGTCCCCTTTGGTAATTGAAAATGGAAAGTTGAAAATTATTTTTCAAGGACATTCCCGTAGGGGCGGATTTGCATAAACAGCGGTATGATTGCCGCCGCCAATTATTGGTATTATGAATTCGCTGCGCGGAGCCCACCCTTCCGTTGGGTGCGGTTCTGCAACCAACATTTTTAATATTTCGGAGGAGTTTTTATGGCTGACAACAAGAAGAACACCCTTACCCAGGCACAGATCCGGGCAGAATCCACCGCGGCGGCGGAGAGTCTCCGGGCTGAGGAGCGGGAGGAGATTTTCATTGAGCGGGCCGGTGCCAACGAGGAACCCAATCTCTTCGTCAGTGTCAACGGCTACAACTGCCTGCTGCCCAAGGGACAGACCTCCCTGGTGCCCCGATCCGTGGCAGCGGAGATCCACCGGGCACGCCGCGCCCAGCAGAAGCTGGATGAGACTGTGGATGCCCTGAAGGATGCAGCAGCGCAGTAAGGCGAAATCTTTTTTAATGCAAAATGCATTTCACGAAGGGAGGAACATTATGACGATCCTGCAGGCTATCCAGCAGGTGGACGGGCTGAGACCCAACACCTACAGCACAAAGCAGAAGATCCTGTGGATCGCCCGGCTGGAAGCCATGGTAAAGACCCTGATCATCGATGCCCACGAGGGGGGAGAACAGCTTCCCTTCGATGGCTTTACGGAGCAGACAGATCTGGAAACAGCACTGTTTCTGTCCGCTCCCTTTGATGTGGCCTACCTTTACTGGCTGGAGGCCCAGATCCACTATGCCAATGAGGAAACCATTCTTTACAACAACGCCATGGGCTTGTTCAACGCTGCCTTTGAAGCCTGTAAAGCGGACTACAAGCGAAACCACGGCACCAAAGCCACCGGGCGGTTCCGGTTCTGAGGAGGGAGGATGCTATGCGTTTTCCTGCACTGACTCCCCGGCCCCGGAGCCGGGAGATTCTGGACACCTTCGGGGGCTACAACCACAATCTCCGGATAGGAGAAAATGAATTTTATGACATGCGCAACTTCACCGCCAACCGGTTCCCGGTGCTGTCGGTGCGCGCTCCCCGGGGGCTGTATGCCGAAGGGGTAGATGTCCGGGGCATGATCTGCAAGGACAGCCTCTGCTACATCGACGGCAGCTGTCTGGTCATCAACGGCTACCGGACAGAGCTGGGCCTTTCCGGGGAGGGACCCAAACAGCTGGTATCCATGGGAGCCTACCTGATCATCCTGCCGGATAAAAAATATTTCAATACGGCGAATGTTTCTGACTTTGGAAACATCGAGGCAGAGTTTATGGCCCAAAGTCCCGTGACCTTCTCTCCCTGCCGGGCCGATGGCAGCGAATACACACCGGATTACATCCAGCCCCGGCAGC